TTGATCCTAGAATCTGGATCACTTGCAGTCTTCTTAGATGTGAGTTTCTTTTTCATGCCTTTCATTCTCGCACAAAAACTCTTTCTACGAGGGTTCCCAACTTTCTTTGAAGGTCTCTTAAGATCGCTTCCTGGATTCTCTCTTTCGTAACTCTTGCGTCCTTTTTCGTTAAGTCCTCCTTCGGAGTTCTTTCCGGCTTTTCTTGTCCATGCTGCGGCTTCATTAGTAACTTCCTCCGGCACACAATTTGGCACCATTTTACCACCTTTCTTTTTCATTCCAACCTGTTTGTAACCTTTCCAACAGGTTCCTCTTGCTTCAGAGATTTCTCTAAAATCACTGAAAGACATACCTTCCTTTTTAGTTTTGTTACCCCAGTTCTTTGCACCTTTCTTACGACACTTAACTAAAGCACCAGATGCATAAGCAGAGGGCCATACAGAATAGCGAGACTTTACTTTCTTATAGCAGGCATCCTTCTTCTCTTGAATAGTTCCTTCTAGACACTGACAAGGATCACAATTACAAATTGGACAGGATTCTTCTCTCACCATTTTTGCTTTACCTTTTCTATCTGGATTTGGATCTTCTCTACGTTTTTTAGCAGCACGACTATTTCTTTCATCTTTACTCATTGCAGCGCGATCATCTGCATCGCGACAGAATGGCTTTGTTTTTTGCCCTGGTTGTTTTGCACATGGTTTTCCATCATACTTACCACCTGCTTGTACCCAACCACCACCTTTGAACCAATCACGGAGAGAATAACCCTTGGACTTAGCACCTTTTCCGTCGCGTTTTCCCTCAGCGATTTTTTTCTTTTCTGGTAGTCCTTTGTGTTTTGTGGATGCGAAATCCTTCACGTCGGACTTGGACATGGAGGCTGCAGCTTGGGCAACCTCAGGCGAGGAAGCTTGCCCTGTTTTTTGAGCCTTTCTAACAAGTCCCATGAACCTTTGTTGTTTTCTGGAGACTGCTTTTTCGTTAAGACTTTCATTCGCCACCGCCTTCTCCTCCTCCCTCACCAGAGGTAATACCTGCTTCTTCTGCAGCGGCAGATCTTTCACTATCACTTACATCATCTACAGTGTACTTGTCCCACATCGCGCCACCATAACCACATACAGAACGCTTTTCACGTTTCTCGCAGAGACGACAATACTTTTCTTTTTCACTGCCTTTGCATTTGGCTTCCATCCAGAGATCAAAATCGCTCTTGATCTCTTCTTTTAACTTACCCCAGGTGCTAAGTTCCATTGTGCTTTTTCTTTTATTTATCAGATAACTTTTGTTTAAGCATCTTCTGGAGTTCTGCAGTAGATCCAAAGAACACTGCGTTGTTGACTGTGGAAGGACCTTTCTGAACTTTCTCTTCTTCAATATCCTTGAGTTTCTTCTGATTATCTAATAATTTCTCAGTGATGTCTGCAACGTGTTTGATAAGGTTACCAGCGACTTCATATGCTCTTGGGTGATCGCTACTCTGAGCGACTTCCAATGCACCCTGGATCGCTTCCTGACCCTTCTCAACGAGATTGTATAACTGGGCACGACTATACTCATAGTCATCAATAACATCAGTTTCTTTTGACTTCTTCACTGGTACTTCTTTTTTTGTAGATTCGGGAATAATCTCCGCTTCTACATTAAAAGTTTCATTCAATTTATCAAAGGGATCGGACATGATCAATAAAGAGTAAAGGAATCGTTGAATCCGAAATCATCATCAGCTTCAATTAGTGCATGATCTGATGCATCGATAACAGAGAATTTGTGGTCATTACCAGCACCTTGAGTTGTAAACCCAACTGTAAATCCTTGTCTTGCATAGGATTTAGACTTCGCTAATCTGAAATTATCATTATCAATCTTAATAATGTAATAAGTTGTTGTGTCTACTAAACCTTCTGGCGCGGTTCCAGATGGATCTTTGTTGTAGACAACTTTATCACCAGTGATAAATCCATGTCCAGAAAGTGTGATAGTATTACTTGCTGGAGTGAAGTCTGTAAATGCGATGGAAGACCCATCTTTGTTGAGATCTGTCTTTGCAGCTGGTTCCGTACTGTATTTGACGTATCTCGAACCAGTCTCCATTGCAGCACTGATATCGACGTTGACCTTTCTGATAACGTCTGCAGTGGTAACAGGACCGTAGAGATATGTTTTAGCGGTGAAACTTAGTGTATGAATCAGAGTTCTTCTAGTCATAAAATCTGCTTCATAATCATCCTGAATACCGACACTATTCAAAACGATTGGAATGTCTTTCTTTTCAGTCATCTTCGTGAGAAGATTGATGGTGATATTAAATACTGGTTGAAAATATGGAAGAATCTGTTCTAAAATTTGAACAGAGTCTTCATTGTTTTTACTGATGATGTTAAGTTCAAACTCAATATTATATGGTACAGGTGAATATGTAGAGTAAGACTGTTTTGTGTCTCCATCTTTCCTTTCTCTACAAATTTGTACAGGACCCAATTTTCTGGAAGAATCATATTGAATGCCTTTCATTTCAAAAGACATTCTTGGCAGAGTGATCTGAGTATCTGCACGACCATCTAGATCTGGTTCTGCTTCAATACGAGCAAGAAACTTCTCTCTTGGGCCATAGTTTAGAGGAACTTTGATTGTTTGCACTACGGCACCAGAATCATTGGTCCTCTGCAATTCAACATTGTTGAACAGAGTACCAAAACCAATGATGGTTTTTCTAATAATTTCGTGATAAAAATGTGTACCTAACATCAGAAGACTCCTTGATCACCATATTCGCCGAATGGGTTTGATTCAGTCCAATCAAGGATATTATCACCTTGATCCTCAAAGTATTTATTTTCAGCCATTACAGCGTTTTCAATTTCTATAGAACTAAAGCTATCTATCACAGTTTCAGCCCAACTTTCATCACCAATGAGTGTATCGTCATCGGAGAATTTACCGACAATATCGATTAGTTCCAATTCTTTATTGGTAACATCGTATCTCGCAACTTTACCTTTTGGTTCGCTTGGAGATGGTGCAATAATAATTCTAGGTGCGCTTGAATAACCAGATCCAGCAACAAGAATACTTACACCAGTTACAATGCCATTTGCAATAGTGGTGGTTGCACTTGCTTGTGCCTTTGGTGGTTCTGCGATTGTTACAGTTGGTGCTTCTGTATATCCAGTTCCACCATCAGTGATGGTAATCGAAGTTACAATACCATTAGTTAAAACAGCAGTACCAGTTGCAGTTGTACCCGAAGTTGGTGCGGAGAATGTTACCGTTGGAGCAGAAGTGTAACATGTACCACCATTAGTTACAGTAACAGAAGTCACAACATCAGATGTTAAAGTTGCAGTTGCAGTGGCTTGAACAGCGTTTGGTTTTCCAATCTTTACAGTTGGAGCAACTGTATAACCAGTTCCACCTTTTCTAATAGTGAAACTATTGTCAACTCCATATGTAGAAGTTATACCGTCAGAAATTACATCTGCAGTGAACTTAGTTCCATGTACGTCTTCACCAAACTTGAATGTACCTCCATAAGGAAGAATGGCTTCTGCAGCTGCACCAGTACCAGTTCCTGTAATAGTTACAGTAGGTGCTGTAGTTGTATAACCCTGACCTGGATTGGAAATTACGATCGCAGAAACCGATCCATTGGTAATAGTTGGTACGATTGTTGTTGGTGCAGCTGCACCAGTAACTGCACTCAAAGTTACTGTGGTATTTCCACCATATCCAGAACCACCAGAAGTGACATTGATGTACTTGATGCCATTAATCCAATTGTGGACAATAGAGTATGCTTGTTCTGCTGCAATCTTATCGATTTCTTCAACACCAGTTTCAAGTCTTTCATCAGCGTACTCCATGAGTTCGCATGTGAGTGTGTAAATAGGAACATCACCCAATGGTCTAAGTGGTGTTTCGTTTTCTACAAACTTGATCTGGAATAATTGTTGTGTGAGTGGGAAATAAATTGCATCTCCTTCATTCGGTCTTTCTGTAGAAACCAAATTATTGGATCTTGATTGTACTAGGTCTTCCCATCTACGTTTGGAAACTATAAAGGTTGCCTCTTCAGCAATTCTGACACCAAACTTGGTGAGGAGAGTACCATCTCCCTGGAAACCATCATAGTTTTGTAAATACATCTCGATGAGATAGTTCTCATCAAACTTAGAAAGAACGTCTTCTCTGAAGAGTCTATCTGTAGTTACCATTTCTCTGGGCAGATAATAAACATCCTGCCCGTAGATCTTCATCGACTCGATGATCAGATCTTCATAAAGTAGTTGTTCGGATCGAGTTCCTTGTGAGAAATATACGTTCTTAGCCATATCATCCTACGAAATCGAGAGGTGGTAATTCGTATGTAGTGGACATCTTTTCTTCTAGAGCCTGTAGTTCACTGACAGCATCATCATAAATTTGTCTACCATTGAATTCCACACCACCAGGCATTTTAATCCCTTGGAACTTAATTAGATTCTGTCCCCACTGTCTCTTAATTAGAGATGTGAGATATTTTTTAACGAAAATTTCGTTATAGACTTTAGTAAATGCAGTGGGATCAAGTGCTCTATAACAATCAATGACAATATAGTCGTCTTTCTGAGCAAGATCCCAGTCAATATCTAAGTACAATCTATTTTGTACTTTATTATATCTAATATCTTTATTACCTTCGATCAAGAAATCTAGTGTTTCTAGATATTGCAATGTGATCTCCATGTTAAGGATATCGTATGCATAGAAGTTATAGAAATCATTCAAAAAGAACTGATATCTAAAACCAAACATGTTATTGACCAT